ACACAAGGTGGATTGCTAAAGCCAAGTACACAAATGATGAACGCTGGTAATGTTAATGTTCCTGGAAATAAGAAAGCTCCAGCTTACAAAAACGATGGCAAAGGTCATGGCGCAGAGAAGAAAGGTGCTAAACCAGGTGAAATGGTAGGTGCGCATACTGGTGAAGTAGGCGGACAACGTGGCGAGCAGAACAAGCAAAGTACGCTTCGCCCAATTAAGAAATAAGAGAACATACTAGACTATGTTATACCTCCGAGAGAATCTCAGTTTCAACGAAGCAAAAATGATCGTTGAGTCTGATGACAAAGAAGGAAAAAATTTATACATGTCCGGGATTTGCATCCAGGGCGGTATAAAAAACGCTAACCAGCGTGTATATCCTGTAAACGAGATTGGCAAGGCTGTCAAGACCTTAAACGATCAGATTCAAAACGGTTATTCAGTTCTCGGAGAAGTGGATCATCCAGATGATCTAAAAATTAACCTGGACCGTGTGTCCCACATGATAGTTAATATGTGGATGGACGGTCCAAATGGTTACGGTAAACTGAAAATTTTACCAACCCCTATGGGACAACTAATCAAGACAATGTTGGAAAGCGGAGTCAAGTTGGGTGTTTCAAGTCGCGGATCCGGAAACGTCAAAGAAGACGGATCCGGTGAAGTATCAGATTTTGAGATTATCACAGTAGATATGGTAGCTCAACCTAGTGCTCCTGGAGCATATCCTACACCAATTTATGAACACCTGATGAATAGTCGTGGTGGGTTTAATGCCTTACGCATAGCGCAAGAGGTGAAAGATGATCCCAAGGCACAGAAATATCTCAAAGAGAGCTTATTGAATATAATAAGCAAACTCCAATAATAAGGAGAATCATATGTTGGATGCACTAAAAGGTTTATTTGAAAACAATATGATTTCTGAGGAGATCAAAGAGTCAATTGAGGCAGCTTTCGAAGCTCGCATTAGCGAGAGTCGCGAAGTACTAACTCAACAATTACGTGAAGAGTTTGCACAAAAATACGAACACGACAAGAACACAATGATAGATGCAGTAGATCGTATGATCTCTGAGCAACTATCTACTGAGATTGTCGAATTTGCAGATGATCGTAAGCAATTAGCTGAAATGAAAGTTAAGCTAGCTAAAGAAAAGAAGAAGGCAGCTGAAGTAATGAAAGAATTCGTTACACGTCAACTAGCTTCTGAAGTTCGTGAATTGCATGAAGATCAAGTTGTAATGGCAAGTAAATTTGGTAAACTAGAACAATTCGTAGTTGAAGCTCTTGCTCAAGAAATCGCAGAGTTTTACAAAGACAAACGTGACCTCGCAGAAACTAAAGTACGTTTAGTTCGTGAAGGTCGTCAACAAATCACTAAGGTAAAACAACAATTTGTAACCCGCGCCGCTCAAATGGTCGAAGGTGTTGTAACTAAGAATTTAACTTCTGAACTTACAGCATTAAGAGAAGACATCGAAGCCGCACGTCGTGCAGATTTTGGCCGCAAGTTATTCGAGGCTTTTGCCGCTGAATATTCTTCAAGCTACCTAAATGAAAAATCGGAAACTGCTAAACTACTCAAGGTCATAGACATGAAGGACTTAGCTATGCAAGAGGCCGCACAAGCCGTTGTTAAAGCTGAGAAGTTAATAGAAAGTAAACAAGCAGAAATCCAGGCTTTGAAAGAAGCTCAAGAACGTAAAGCAATCATGAATGAGTTACTTGCTCCTTTAAACAAGGAACAAAAAGCAATCATGGGAGAGCTAATGGAAGGCGTAAAGACTGCACGTCTAAACGAAAGTTTTGAAAAGTATTTGCCTGCCGTAATAGCAGGCAATGCACCGCAGAAGAAACAGGCACTAGTAGAGGCTAAAGAAGTAACCGGAAATAAGATTTCCAACACCAAACATAGCAGTGAGTCCGATAACAACATCGTTGATATTCGTAAACTTGCTGGACTAAAATTTTAAGGAGAAAATTTAAATGTCAGAACTATTAAACGGACGTTGGGCAGAAACTAAGGAAGCCCTATTAGAAGGCTTACAAGGCACAAAAAAATCAGTAATGGGTGTAACACTAGAGAATACTCGTAAGTATTTGCTAGAAAGCCCAACAGCTGGTGCCACTTCTGCCGGCAACGTTGCAACATTAAACCGCGTAATTCTACCGGTAATTCGTCGTGTTATGCCAACCGTTATTGCTAACGAGTTGTTAGGCGTACAACCAATGACTGGTCCAGTTGGTCAAATTCACACTCTACGTGTGCGTTATGCTGACACATCATCAGGCGCTGGAGTCGTAGCAGGTGAAGAGGCATTAAGCCCATTCAAGATTGCGGCTTCTTATTCTGGTAACCAAACTGACGCAACTTCAAAAGCTAGCTCAACAGCTACTTTAGAAGGTCAAGCTGGTAACCGTTTAAGCATCCAGATCTTGAAACAAACAGTTGAAGCTAAGACACGTAAGTTATCAGCTCGCTGGACATTTGAGGCTGCTCAAGACGCTCAAGCTCAACAAGGTATTGACGTTGAAGCAGAAATTATGGCTGCTCTTGCACAAGAAATTACAGCTGAAATCGACCAAGAGATCATTGCATCATTGATCACATTGGCTGGTACTGCTAGCTACACATACGACCAAGCGTCTGTAAGTGGTACAGCTACATTCGTTGGTGACGAGCATGCTGCCTTAGCAGTTATGATCAACCGCGTAAGTAACTTGATCGCTCAACGTACACGTCGTGGTGCTGGTAACTACGCTGTTGTATCACCATTTGCATTGACAATTCTACAATCTGCTACTACTTCAGCTTTTGCTCGTACAACAGAAGGTACATTTGAAGCACCTACAAACACTAAGTTTGTTGGTACATTAAACAATGCTATGAAAGTATATGTAAACAGCTATGCTGTTGACACAACTGATATTCTTATCGGTTACAAAGGTGCTTCAGAGTCTGATGCTCCTGCTTTCTATTGCCCATACATTCCATTGATGAGCAGTGGTGTTGTTTTAGATCCATCAACATTCGAACCAGTCGTTTCATTCATGACACGTTATGGTTATGTTGAGTTGTCAAACACAGCAAGTTCTTTAGGTAATGCCGCTGACTATCTAGGTCGTGTTGCTATTACTTCAGCTAACGTTAAGTTCCAGTAATTTAACCTTAGTCTTAAAGACAATGAAAAGGACTCTTCGGAGTCCTTTTTGTTTGGGTAAATATAATATGACCACTACAAAGTATTTTCGTCCAACTAGTTTTTCTAATGTATCGATTTTGAATACAACTACTAATCAATACAGTATTGATTGGAATTACAATGGAGCGATATCAGAAAATAATTATGCAGTGACGCATCAGCCATTGTATACTATCAGTGGTATATGGATGGAAAGATTTTTATCAAATACCAGCCAGTTGTGGTGTACAAATCTAAAAATCCCCAATAACAATCAAACAATACATGGTATAGAATTTAATCTTGTAATGGAACGCTATGCTCGTATAGAAGATTTATTAATACAGTTAACCTTAGGTGGTGAATTAATTGGTAATAATTATGCCAGTACTATAAATCCTGTGCCCGCAGACATTTACACAGGTGATGATTACGGAGTAATATTAACTCCTCCGGGTAATAATTTTACCTATGGAGGATCTAATGATTTATGGGGAACTACAAGTTTAACAAGTGCAAATTTAGCAGATCCTACATTTGGTGTAGTTGTTAGTTTTAAGAGCAATCCAGCGTTTCCGCATAGGGATTTAGCTTATTTGTATCAATTAGGCGTAAGAATCACCTACGCATAAATACATAGTATAAACTTACATGGGGTAAGTTTTATGCGGAAATCCAACCGCGTACGGCCTAGAACGCCGTTATTCTTGAAGGAGAAATTAAAATGGGACGTCCTTTATCATCAAAGTACTTTGGTCATAGAAACATAGGTACAGACGGCAATTTTGGTGCCGCAAACACAGCAGGCGATGCAGGCCTTGGCGGTCAATCAGTAAACGGTATTTCAGTAGGAACAGCAGGTTCTTATAATGCTACAAACGCTGACGCATTAACATTAACATTTCCAGCACCATCATTAAGTGGCGAAGGTGCAGTTAGTGCAACAGGTACACCAAATTTTAAAACATTAACTGCTACAATTAGCGGTACACAAACTCGTGCTTACCCAGTTGCCGCTGGTGCTTTAAGCATTGGTTCTAGTTCAGCTACTTCGACTTATACAGCTACAGTTACCAGTGCCGCATTAGCTTCAGTTGCTTATGCAAGTGCTACTACAATTAGTTTCAACACAACTGGTACAGCAATGATTTCTGGTACCAGCGTTGTAATCAGCGGTGCAAGTATTACAGGTACTATGACTATTGGTGGTGTAACAATTGCCGCAGGTCAAACATACTATGTTGGTACACCAACAAC